ATTAAACAAAACCACAGAAGATAATATCAAACTACATGAATCAGTTCAAACTTTAGAAAGAGCTGATATAGTTAGAGAACAATCTTCAGGGCTTGCCGACACAGAAGCTGAGAAGCTAGGCGCTTTGGTTGAAGATATTGAATTTGATAACAAAGATAACTTTGAAATGAAAGTTAGAGTTGTTAAAGAGTCATACTTCACAAAAGCAATTAGTGAATCAGTAGATGAACTATCAAGCATTGCAGGTACTGACGAGGTTCAAGCCGACGTTAGTGATGTTATGTCAAGATATACACAAGCAATCTCAAAATTTAACAAGTAATCTAATAGGGGAAAAACATAAAATGTTTAATTCAGATACAAATTTAATGGAAAAATGGGCTCCAGTCCTGGAACATGGTGATGTACCTAGTATCCAAGACAAGTACAAGAAGGCTACTGTAGCTAGATTGTTGGAAAACCAAGAAATGGCTCTTCGCGAAGATGCCGCAAACATGGGCGGAAACTTCATCTCTGAAGCAGCTGCTCCTAACTCTGGCGCCGGTGGCGCTAACCTGGCTACTTTTGATCCCGTTCTTATCTCTTTGGTAAGACGTGCAATGCCTAACCTCATCGCTTATGATATCGCTGGCGTTCAGCCAATGACTGGACCTACTGGTCTTATCTTTGCAATGAAGTCTAAGTACAGCACACAGGCTGGAACTGAAGCTCTTCATGACGAAGCTGATACCGATTTCTCTGGTACTGGTACTCACCAAGCAGACCCTACTGGTCTTGTTGGCGTATTGGATGCAGATACTGACGGATCTATTGCTGACACTGCTGACACTGTTTCTACTTTCGGTACTGGTCTTACTACTGCAGCTGCAGAAAGATTGGGCGTTGGTGAAAGTGGTGACGGCGCATTTGGTGAAATGGCATTCTCAATCGAGAAAGCTACAGTAACTGCTAAGTCACGTGCTCTGAAAGCTGAGTACACTATGGAACTAGCTCAAGACCTTAAAGCAGTACACGGTCTAGATGCTGAAGCAGAACTTGCTAACATCCTTTCTTCTGAAATCCTTGCGGAAATCAACAGAGAGATCGTTAGAACTGTCTATACAAAAGCTACTATTGGTGCTTTGACTTCAAACGTTGCTCTTAAAGGTGCGTTTAATGTTGATACCGATGGTGACGGTCGTTGGATGGTTGAGAAGATCAAAGGTCTTATTATGCAAATCGAAAGAGAGTGTAATCAGATTGCTAAAAGCACTAGACGTGGTAAGGGTAACTTTATCATCTGTTCATCTGACGTAGCTTCTGCTATTGCAGCTGCTGGTGTTATGGACTATGCTCCTGCAATGTCCAATGGTCTTCAGGTAGATGATACTGGTAATACTTTTGCTGGTGTTATGAGTGGAAGAATCAAAGTATATATTGATCCATATGCTACTGGTGATTTTGTATGTGTTGGTTACCGCGGTACTAACCCATATGATGCTGGTCTATTCTATTGCCCATACGTGCCTTTAACTATGGTTAAAGCTGTTGGTGAGAATGACTTCCAGCCTAGAATCGGATTCAAGACAAGATACGGTATGCAACAGAACCCATTCGTGGGAACTGCAGCAGGTGCTGGTACAGATCGTGCCAACCCGTACTTCAGAATCTTCCGTGTTGACGGACTTATGACTTAATATTAATCATAAGTGATTTACCTAAAGGGACTCTTCGGAGTCCCTTTTTTATGCCTTGAATTTAAGCCCTTATAAATAATAACATGGAAGACACTAAAGAAGACGGAAGATGGAATTACTGGGGTCTACTAGAAGAAGAGCCCATAGAGGATAAAGATGACACTAACAACGAATAAGAACTTTTTGAGTCCAGTAGGGTTTCACTTTACTGTTAACGCTAAGAGTTTTCCAAACATTGAGTACTTCTGTACGGCAGTGACGCTGCCTGGAATATCTCTGGCAGAATCAACAGTACCATTTAGGGGTACTAATATTGCAATGACTGGTGATAGAATTAACTTTGATGAACTTGCCATTAGGTTTAACGTAACCGAGAATATGGAGAACTACGTTGAAATGTTCAACTGGATGAATAACATCATTAAAGACCCTCTTGGTGAATCGTATAAGTTTGATGCAACACTATCCATACTAACATCACATAATAATGTAAGTAAAGAGATACTATTTAAGGATTGCTTCCCTACATCACTGTCTGCCCTAGAATTTTCTACTCAGCAAACCGATGTTGAATACCTCCAAGCAGATACTTCATTCAAGTATACATACTATGAGATAAAATAAAGGTTTACTTTTGTCTTGTTTTGTAGTATAATAGTACTTAAAACAGATTATTTTTAAACCAGTGAGATTACATTATGAATAACTTAGAAAAAATATTAGAAATGTGGAAGAAGGACTCTCTTATAGACGAGATGAGACTTGATGAATCCTCCCGTGATTCGGCTAAACTCCACTCCAAATACCTAGAACTATATAGCGTAAATAAGATGAGGCTGAAGAAGCTTGATCTTGACTTTAAGGTTATCCTTAGAGATAAGTTTATGCACTACAACGGTAAACTAACCAAAGCAGAAATGGATGAGAAAGGTTGGGACTATGATCCACTTAATGGGTTGACCGTACTTAAAGGTGATATGGATAAGTGGTATGATGCAGACCCAGTAGTTCAAGCTCATCAAGCCAAGATGGAATATACCAAAGAGATGTGTGATTGTCTTAAAGAGATAATGGAGAACATTAAGTGGCGTCATCAGAATATTAAAAATATGATCGAGTGGAGAAAGTTCACTAGTGGTATTTAAAATATACGAACATAGATATCCCTTTAAAGGTCAGTTTGCATATGCGGCCGACAAGATTAGATTGTCTTTAGAAATGATGGGTCATACCGAAGGTGATAATCCAGACCTACACATATACAACCATACGTGTAGAGACTTAGAACCTGATATGCCAGAGAATAGTATTATATTCAAACCTACAGCACCTACTAGTCAACACTTTCAAATATGCGATACTGGGTATGCTAATAGTTCTGCTCTTACATTTGATGATCCAACATTCTATACTGATTGGAGACCGTACGATGTTACAGAGTGGAATGAAATAGAATCCCTCATAGAAAGAAGAGCTAATAAGTGGGATCAATCAATTATAATAAACGGTTGGGATGAAGTTAAAGATGTAAAGGACGATCATATACTTGTTATAGGTCAAATGCCCGACGATGAAACTGTTAATGGTTTTGGGTTTAAAGGTCATATTAATAGAATTGATACGATTCTTGATAAACTAGAAGGTGAGAATATAGTACTTAAACTGCATCCCAGATATAAAGCATCGACAGTGGCTGAGAAACGAGCTTACAGAAAATGGGAAGAAATGAAGAATGTTCAAATTCTAAAAGGTTTTACCACAATACATTCAGTTCTACCTAAGACCCGTGTTGCTATATTAGATAATAGTACTGCTGGTATAGAGTGTATGATGCATGATGTTCCTATGATTACATACGGATATCCAGACTATCATTGGGTGACACAAGACATGAGATCCTTAACTCAGTTACGAGGAATGATAAACACAGTTGATAACTGGTACGATAAAGAACTAACACGAAGGTTCTTATGTTACTATGTTTTTGAGTACCTATGTAGTGATATAGATACTACTATGAATAGACTTAAAGAATTATTATAATGGACATAATAAAGGTCAAAAAGAAGAATGAATCCTTCTTGGAGATAATTACAGACCCCTCTATTGAGATGGAACTAGCAGAACACTTCTGCTTTTATGTTCCTGGTTATAAATTCATGCCGGCATATAAGAACCGTATGTGGGATGGTAAAATCAGACTCTTTGACCTAAGAAAGAAAACTCTGTATTCTGGGTTATTCCAGTATATGCAGGAGTTTGCTAATGCTAGACAGTATGATATACAACCAGAACCTAATAGAACATACGGTCTAGCTGGTACAAAGAATATCATAGACATACCTGCATTGCTTAATGAGATAACGCTTACTGCTGGTGGTAATGAAATCACACCACGTGATTATCAGATAGCTGCACTAGAACATGCTCTTACCAACGGCCAGTCTCTACTACTATCACCAACTGCTTCGGGTAAGTCACTTATTATTTACTTGGCTATTAGACACTTCTTAGAAGAATCAGATCAGAGTGTTCTACTTATTGTCCCGACCACTTCACTGGTCGAACAGATGTATTCAGACTTTGCAGACTACTCACAGTTTGATGAGTGGGAAGTAACAGAGAACTGTCATAAGATTTATGCAGGTAAAGAGAAGTATAACGTCAAACCACGAGTCATCATTACCACTTGGCAGTCAATATATAAAGAAAGTTCAGGATGGTTCCAGCCGTTTGGTATGGTTGTAGGAGATGAAGCACACGCTTTTAAAGCTAAGTCATTAACTTCCATATTAGAGAAGTGTACTGAGTGTAGATATAGAATGGGTACTACAGGTACTTTGGATGGGACACAGACTCATCAATTAGTATTAGAAGGGTTATTTGGTCCAGTACATAAGGTTACCACTACTAAAAAGTTAATGGATAACAATGATCTGGCTCAGTTAGATATTAATGTGTTACTATTGAAGTATGCTGACGAACACTGTAAGGTTAAGAGAGACTATCAGCAAGAGATGGACTTCATTGTCCAGTATGAACCTAGAAATAACTTCATATCCAACCTAGCTATAGACTGTACGGGTAATACCCTTGTGCTGTTCCAGTACGTAGATAAGCACGGTAAACCCCTTCATAACATGCTACGAGAGAAGCTGAAGGGTACCGATAGAGATCTGTTCTATGTCAGTGGAGAAACCGGTGTGGATGATAGAGAAAACGTCAGAGCCATCACTGAGACTAAGGATGACGCCATTATTGTTGCGTCAATGGGTACTTTCTCTACTGGTATTAACATTAAGCGTCTACATAACATCATATTTGCGTCTCCGAGTAAGTCCCAGATTAGGGTACTACAGTCGATAGGTAGAGGATTAAGGAAGTCAGCTGATGGTATAGATACTAAGGTATATGACATTGCGGACGATTTGCATTGGAAGAGTAAGAAGAACTACACCTTGGTTCATGCTGCAGAGCGCATTAAAATATATGCTAAAGAGAAATTTGACTACAATGTTTACGATATAAATATATAATATGGAAGAATTAAACATAAGAAACTTTAAACTAATTAACGGCGATAATATCATCGCTTTAGTGAGTAGTGACAATCCAGACAACTATCTGATTGAAAGACCTATTTCTGTCTATAGTACTATGATTGGTGGTTACCAGTTTAGCCCATGGTTTCCCTTTTCTGACCAAAAGAGATATACTATAGACAAGCATAACATTATGACTAGTTCTAGTGTAGTAGACGATATAAAGAAAGAGTACATCAAGTATACTCTCTCGGCCAAAGCGGCCTTCGAGCCTCCGGAGAGTCAAGAGACATTATTAAATAGAATTACAGATGAGATTACTTCACGATTTGAAGGAGAAGATACCGAGTATGATGATGAAGTTCACCCCGTGGATTACATTAATAACCTTAAGGATACCATACATTAACTGTGGTATACCTCTATCCCCCCGGATGACTTATATATTATATCATATCCATACGTTTTTGTCAACCCTTTTCTGCAATTAAATAAATTAAAATAACACTTTACTTTTACCTCAAAATGTGTTATAATATATCTATTATGGAGGAAACCCAATCATGGCTAAATTAAAACCTAAAGAAAAACCACATTATGTGAACAACCGAGACTTCTCTGAAGCAGTCTATGACTATGCAAAATCTGCACTACAAGCACGTACAGATGATATTGCATTGCCTATAGTGAATAACTATATCGCAACATGCTTCATTAAGATAGCTGAAGGATTATCTCACAGACCTAACTTTGTACGGTATACTTACCGAGAAGAAATGGTCATGGACGCAGTGGAAAACTGTCTACGTGCAATCGGTAACTATAACATCGAAGCTGCGACCAGAACTGGTAAGCCCAATGCATTCTCTTACTTTACACAGATATGTTACTTCGCCTTTATTAGACGAATTACTAAAGAGAAGAAGCAACAGGATATCAAGTTTAGATACATTGAGAAATGTGGCATCGAAGACTTTGTTTCTATGGGAATGGACGGCGAAGGTGCCGAACAAACTATGCAGTATGTAGATACACTAAGAAATCGAATTGATCAAGTTAAGACTAAGGACGCTAAGATTAAGGACTTTGCC